GAAATGAAGGATATTTTCAACTTGAAGGCGAAGGATCAGGATATTCGCATTGAAATGGTTGATTTTGCGAAAGCCTATCCAGAAGAATTTGATATTATTAATGTCGTTATGGAACATATTAATAGAAAAAACTAGAATATGTTTGCCATACGGATAGGGAATAGATATTATAAGACATAACTAGGAGAAATTATGTTTTGTAATGTATGTTCAAAAGAATTTCATGCTGTAGGGAATGTCAGATATTGCTCAGATGCTTGCAGAAAAATAGTTAAACAACAGAAAAACCAGCAGCACGTTCCGCAGGAGCAACAAAATATCTACTCACAGCGTTGGGCGAAAAAGAATCCTGATAAAAAACGAATGGGCAGGCTTTCGTATCGTATGCGGCTTCGGTTAGAAACGCTTGCTCACTATTCAAAGTCGGAACAACCGAAATGCTGTGTATGTGGATATTCAAATCCAGATGCGTTGGTATTAGACCACATAAATAATGATGGGGCTAAGCACAGAGAATCGCTTAAGGTTGCTCGTCGCGGTGGAGGAACAGACGGAATATCTATTCAGGAAAAACTACACGCACAGGGATTCCCTGATGTCGGGTTGCAGGTTCTTTGCTGTAACTGTAATACAATAAAACAGGCAGAGCTTACCAGAGAGTCTCACCGCAAAAATCCATTTTATGGGCAGTACATCATTAACGATCAAAGAATTTGGTGGGTAACAAAATAATACTTCCAACCATAGTACCAAGATTATATCAAGTTCCATTCTGGAAATCGTTTTCTAATGGCACTCAATACTCAGTTTTAACTCACCCTAGGCGTTCGGGTAAGGATGTTACATCGTTCTCTGCTATGGTAAACAAAGCCATACAAGTGCCGGGGAACTACTTTTATTTTTTCCCAACGTTAGCTTGGGCGCAAAGAGCACTATGGGATAATATTTGCCCGTGGGCTGGAGGGAGAAAACTGCTTGATGTTTTGTGTCCAGACGAAATCGTTGAGCGTAAAAACAACTCCGACTTCTTTATTGATTTGATTAACGGATCAAGAATTAAAATTGCCGGTACCGATAACTTAAACTTTGTCGGTCAGGGTGGTGCTGGTTATGTTTTAAGCGAATTCTCGCTTCATAAAGACGATGTTACTGGATTCTTAGCCCCAATTCTCCGAGAAGGCAATGCGTGGGTAATTTTTAACGGAACACTTCGCGGAAAGAACAATCCTCTGTGGATTTTATACGAAGATAACGCCAATCGAAAAGGCTGGTTTACCCAATGGCTAACACTTGAGCATACAAAAACTGACTATTGGATTTCTCCTGATGACGGATTGTTTGTTAATCCTGAGCTAGTAGGCAAGATCAGCCCATACACTAACCGTCCATTTTCAAATATTCAGGAAGATGTTGACAGCGGCCTTATCAGCTTTTCGATGGCAAGGCAGGAATACTTGAACGAGGCGGTTTCGCAGGTTAGCGGGTCATACTTCATTCGTGAAATTGAAATCATGGAAGGCGAGGGCAGGCATACCGTTAAGTTTGACGGGCAGGGCGATGTCTATACGTTCTGGGACTTGGGCGGCGACAAGATGGATTCGGATACAACGTGCATTGTGTGGGCGACGATTGACAAGTACACAGGAAAAATCGAAGTCATTGACTACTACGAGAACACGGGGCATCTGCGCGGTCACTACTTCCAGATTTTGAAGAGCAAGCCGTATCGGTACGGAGGTCATTACATTCCGCATGACGGGAAGCGCAGTAATACGTGGACGGGTGAGGGAATGGCTGAAACGGCGCGGAGCAAGTACGACGTGGAGATGCGCTACATCCCGAAAGCCGACTCGGTGCAGAATGAGATTGAGATTTTGCGGCGTGAAATCAAGAACATGAGCTTTGACATGGTGAAGTGCAAAAAGCTGTTTGAGCATTTGACGAAATACCATGAGAGCGAAACAACGGGTAAGCCGTGCCATAGGAACAACTGTTCGGTATGCAAGGGGGCTTCTCATGGCGTGGACACTCTGCGCCTGCTGGCGATGGCAAAGAATGGCAATTTGGTAGAGCCGTATCTTGACCGTGAGCGCAGGAAAATTTCGATTACGCAATTAACGGACGATTGGGTGATTGTATGATGCCAATTCTCAAATGTAAGAAAATGATGGAAGAACTGGGATTGGACTTCCGGTTTGAGTTGGACAAGCATCTGAGAGAGGGGTGGGTTTATTCTGGCGAAGAAGCGTTTGTCATGGCGACCACGGAGAGTAGTTCTCAATTATTGGAAACTAATTCTCAAAATTGCGTTGACAAAGATGCGTGGTTTGTTTACGCCTATGTAGGAAATCTGAGAAGGGTTCTCGGATTAGTGCCGTTCCGGTTAAAGTATGTAGCCTTTAGGCGGGATAACGGCAGAATCAAAGTGTATGACATGAACCGATTGCTACAGAAAATGGAGAACCTATGAAATTCATGAAGAAATTACTGTTGTTCGCCCTAATCGCCCTTGCCGGACTCTCATTCGCAGAAGATCAGACCTTTACCATCGCCGCTGGTTCGACCACGGCAACAATCACCAACAGCACCATCGGCCAACGCTGGTATCTGAAATCGGTTTATGCCAAGCAAGCCGCCGCCGCCGCTGATACGGTTTCGCTAGTAAAGATGGTTGGTTCTACCGCAGTAGTCATCAAATCTCAGACCATGACAACCAATGCCTCAGATGTTAATATTAATCTTGTGGTTCCTTCGACTGTTTATCTGACCTACGGAGAATCCTGCCGCATTGTTCGTGCAGATACGAACAACGCCGTTGTTGGTTTCGTTGTTACTGACAAGGAGTAAGTCATGGGGCCAAAAGCACCAAGCGCACCGCCTCCACCGGCTCCACCGCCAACCGAAACATCGGCTGATGTAATGATGGCGCAGGATGAAATGCGAAAGCGGGCGGCGATTAAGCCGGGCAGGAAGTCAACGATTCTCACCGAAACGGTTAATCCGGGCGGCAATACCGTACTGGGGTAAGGACTTTTTATGGATGGTCAGGGCTACTGCCAAATGTGGAATCAGTTGGGGGCATCAGCCTGTGTGGATAATTGGAAGAATTTATTCCAAGAGTGCGCCGACTGGTGCTTACCGCGCAAAGACAACATCCTAAAAGTCACCACCGAAGGCACAGAGAAGCCCGTCCAGCGCATGATAGACACCTGTATCGAAGCCAACTACAACTTCGCTACAGGTTTTTATTCGCGTATGTTCCCCACCGGAAGCATTTGGGGAAAGTTTAAGCATCCTAAGCCTGCTATGATGGCAATTCCTGCCGTCGCTGAATACTTTGAAGAGTGTTCGCGAATCATACACGGCGTACTTACGGAAAGCAATTTCACGCAGGAAACCCAAGAAAGCCTGATGGATATCGGGTGCTTTGGAACGAACTGCATTTACGTTGAACCGGATGCGGATAACGTTGTGAATTTCAGATCATTCACGGTTGGCTCAATACGCATTGGACTGAATAACAAGGGGCGTGTGGATACGGTTGGGCTGGAAGTAAAACTAAACTCGCGCCAGATGGTTCAGGAGTTTGGAGAAGAAGCCTTGGCGGCGGCAGAACTCGCGTATATCAAAGACGAGATCGCCGCGCAAAAGAGTTCTGACTACACCATTTATCATCTTGTGTTCCCGCGCAAAGACTACGACGCAACCCGAACCGATTCGAGAAATATGCCGTTTGCCAGCGTCAAGGTCTGCACGAAGAACAAAAAGGTTATCACGGAAAAGGGGTATCCGAGATTGCCCTACTTCGTTGGACGTTTTTCGGTAGGCAACAATAATACCTACGGCACGTCACCCATGATGATGATTCTTGGCACGGCTCGCAGAACGAATGTAATTTACCGCTCACTAATCACAACGGCTGAACTCAATGCAAACCCACAGTGGTTAGTCCCCGACGATGATTCAGTGAGCGGACTATCTAATCGCGCTGGTTCCGTTATCAAGTGGCGGGCAACCAATCCAAACGGTGCGCCGCAACGCCTTCAAGACAATGGAAACCCGATGATGGCTAAAGAAGTGTTTGACGGACACGACGACCTGATTCGCAGGGCGTTCTTCAATCACCTGTTCCGTCCGCTCGATGAATACCGCAACATGACGGCATACGAAGTGAACGTGCGTCAAAGCACCGACCTGATGGCTCTGACTCCATTTGCCGGACGCTACTACGATGAAGTGGTTTCTCCGCTTCTGTCCTACGTTTTCTATCTTTGCGACAAGGCTGGTGTGCTTCCAGAACCTCCTCAGGAACTATTGGCAGACCAGCAGTTCAAGATTGAATACCTTGGACAGCTTTCATTGGCAACCATGAGCTTTGAAACAACCGGCTCATTCAGCACCATGAATATGTTTGCTGAAATAAGCCGATACGTTCCAGCCGCCGCCGAAGTATTCCGCAACATTGATTTCGACAAACTGATGCGTCAGACATGGTACAACAACAACGGCAGCATGACGGCATTGCGCTCCGATAAAGATGTGAAAGAAGAACGTGCCGCCGAACAGCAGGCTCAAGCGCAACAGGCGCAACAGCAGGCGATGATGAACGCCGCACAAGCCGCAAGTATGGGTAGTCAGACTCCACAGCCCGGTAGTCCTACCGCTAAGATCATGGAATCACAGGGGGTATAAGTGAAAAAGATTAAGCCCGCCGAACTAGCGGCTTGCTACTACGATGCCTTCCACACCGAAGCCGGACGCATTGTATTTGAGGACTTGAAAGATTTAATGCAGGGAGAACAGCCCATTGAATGGCAATCTCTGTCCCATGCTGAACTTGCGGCGCGTGCCGCTATGAAAAACAACTGGGAGTATATCAATGCTCTCGCAACAGGAGTGAAACAATGAGTGAAGTAGTAACCCCGACACCTGCGCCGGTAGAGCCGACACCGCAGCCGGTAGTTCCAGTAACGCCAATCGCCGAAAACGTAACGACACAAGCAAAATTCCTTGCAGACGAAAAGGGGATGTTTGTCGAAGGCTGGGAAACCATGCTTCCCGAAGATGTGCGCGATCATTCCATCGTCAAAGAAAAGAAGTACACCAATGTTGGCGACCTGATCAAAGCCAAAATCAGCGTGGACTCACTGATTGGCAAAAAGGTTGGTGAATACCTCGACTCCAAAGACCCTGTTGTTGTGCAGGAACTTAACAAGCGCAACGGCGTTCCTGCAAAACCAGAGGACTACAAAATCAATCTGAAACTGCCGGAAGGTATGCAGATTGGCACAGAAGGCATTGACAGGTTCCGCAAGAAAGCCGCCGAAATCGGATTACCGGACAGATTTGCAGAACCATTGGCGCAGTTGGAAGCCGATTTATGGGTTGAACACGCTCAAAAACAAGCGGCTGCCGTAGAGGAACAAAAAACTGCGGCTGAAAAAGCTCTGCGTGATGCGTGGAAAGGCAATGCGTTTGACAAGAATACGGCGCAAGTAAAGCGGCTCGTCAGCACGTTTGGCCTCACCGAAGAAGATTTGAACAAGCCAATCGGCAATAGCCCGGCTCTGATTAAAGCCCTGTTCGATAAAGTGGTTCCGCTGTTCGGCCCCGACAATCTGATTGAGGGCGCAATGAGACACACGCCTGCCTCTGCGGAAGATCGTATGACCGCCCTTAACCGCGAAATGATTAACATGAATCCAAACACCCCTGAATACAGGATGAAATTGGACGAAAAGAAAAATCTTTTATC